CTTTGCTATTATATTTTAACTAGTGTTTCTGTTATCTTTTTTGCTTCGCAAAAATAGATAAAGAAAAACGTATGCATGTATTTTTACGAGGCTTTTTCATATAAATATGAAAAATTTGGGGTTTTCAACCCCAAACTCACCTTAAAAAAGTATGTAAAATGCATACATTTACATATTTTTTAAAGGTGCGGCAATCAAATATCTCCGGAAGTTTATGTCTGGAATATTTTACATAACCTTTTTTGGGAAATTCACAAAATTTGCATTCTGTATCATTCCTCTTGTCATTGTAACACCACTCGCAAATATGGTTATTATCGAGTCCGACAAGACCATTTAATATATTTTGAACATCGTAATATCCATTTTCAGTTATGCCAATACAAAAATCACAGCAGCTATATTTATCACAATTTTTGCATTTGACATTAACTCGATCATATTTTTTGATACATCGTCCAATAATAAATTTTTTCCATCCAATTTTGGAACAACATGGTGGCGAAAATATTTTGATGCCGAAATTATTAAGAACATTGTTATTAATTTTATAAAAATGTTCTGTTAACCATTCCTTTTTATCAGTCATTGACATATTCGAAAAATTAGTTTGCAAAAATTCGTACACATTATGTTTTTTCCAAATATTGGCCATAAAAATAATAAAATTAATTACATCATCAATTTCAAATTCAAATCCTTTCAAAATCATAACATGTCGGTAAACCATTATATAATTTGAATATGTTTTAATAAATAACAAAGTATTATTTACATAATACATTATAAAAATCAATTTTTTTATTATTTTCCGAATAAACAACCATCCAATAAATAATAATACTTAATGTGTTCTTTTGTTAAATTTTTATTGGTAAACCATTCGTCAATCAAAATATCAAAAATCCGATTCTTTTTTTCCAAACATAATTTCAAGCCTTCTTTACTAAATTTACAAAGTTTGCAAGATTTTTTAATTTTTCTGTTATCATTATGGCACCATTTACAAATATGATTTTTATCTACTTCTATTATATTATTAAATATTTTACGTACATCATAGTAACCATTTTCCGTTAAACCAATACAATAACCACAAGCACTATTTTCGTCACAGCGATAGCATTTTGTAATTATACGTTTATATTTTTTAACACATGTACCAATAATAAATAGGTGATTGATTGCGATTGAATGACATTGTGGTATATATATTTGTATGTTATGAAATTGTAATAATAAATTATTAATATTTATTAAATTATTTATTAACCATTTTTTATTATTCCAAATTGAATCAATTGGTAAATCTGTTTTTAATAAATTTAACGAAATATTTTTATGTTTATCTATTATTTTTACAACAAACATAATAAAATCCATAACTTCATTAGTGGTCAATATATATCCTTTAATAATGATGAGGTGCTCATAAATCATTATTATTATTATTATTATTATATTAGTAATAAAAAATACATTTATATTTGGTGGTGTTAATTTTTATCCGCCAATTAACATACTTTTAAAAAATATTTGGATACACATATATTAAAAAATTGAAGCTCAAGGTATACAAGATTTTCAAAACATAGTATCGAAAGGTATTACACAATCTCTTCTAGATTGGAAAGGTATTGAAGCAACTGAAAAATTGGCGCAATCTCCCAATTCTAAAGTCATCGTTGTTAAAGTAATGGGGTAATTTGCCATTAATATTATCGGGAAAGTAATTACAAATCATTATTTCTGATTCTATTATGATATTTATAAATATCATGATAGAATTACAAATCATTTTTATTATCTTTATATTCTGGTACTAATGATGGATTAGTGCCATAAGCAAAATGATTTGACATATCGGGTGAATATTTACTACCAGGTGGTTTTCGACCCATCGTTTCAGCCATTGCCCTAATATGACAAGGAATAGCTCCACAACACAAACCAACGTATTTAATACCTAATTCCATTGCTCTTTTAGTAAATTCTATAATTTCAAATCTATTGAGCATAAAATTATCAAGGGCCACTGGAAATGGTCTATTATTTACGGTGCACGATGGCAAATTTTCATTTGTTAGAGACATAAATGTTGGTTCTAGTTCGCATGTACGGTAAGTAACGGGTAAAGCAGCAACTGGTATTTTTACAACTTTAACAATTCTTTCCAATAATGGTAACATAGTTGCTGGTCCACGGTGGCAATTCAATCCTACTACTGTTGCGCCATTTTTTTCTAATTCCAACATGGCTTCCTCCACTGAATACCCATCCAATGTTTTTTCGGATTTATGGATCGATAGTGTAACAACAGCTGGTAAATTAAAACTTTTGATAATATCCAATGCAATTTTAGCTTCGGCCAAATATCCAAAAGTTTCCGCTATTACGTAGTCACATCCGGCTTCATGAGCCCATTGAACTTGTTCCATAAAAATATCCCTGACTTTATTAACTAATGCCTCATCATTTTCTCCGCCACTCGTCCAAATATTGGTATTGCAAATATCTCCAGCTAGCAATGTTCCAGTATCTACCGCAACTTTTTTTGCAATTTCTAGTGCACGTCTATTTAATAATTCAACCTTATCATTTTGTCCAATAATATTCATTTTTTCTCTATGGGCATAATATGTTAGTGCAACCACTACATCAGAACCACTATGAACAAAATTTCGATGCAATTCTTCGACTGTATTAGGATAATCCAATACACATTCTGGAACAAATGATCCGGCTTGTATATAACACCGTCTTTCTAATTCAAATATATAGCCCTCGGCACAAATTATTGGTCCCTCTGATAATTTTTTTAGAAATTTATTTTCAGGGATATATTTTTCGGCTTCCTGTAATAACTTCTCAACAGCACTCAATGTATTTGGAAATTGTTGATTATTTTTCAAATATGATTCCATTTCTTCAACAACTGCGGATGTTATTGAAGAAATAATTTGCAGAATATTATTTTTTTCAGATGATTTAATATCCTCCATATTTATTTTTTATTATTAGAATTCTAGTTTGGGCAATATTAAGTATTAAAAATTCAATTTTTATTTTTAATCTATTTGGAGACCGGATAAGAAATTTTCCAATTTGGAGACATCTATTTCACCATTTCCATCTTTTATGGAATTATAAAAATCTTCCCGATTAAGACCATTGGCATCAATTATGCCTTCTAAACTTTTTGTAATTTCTTCTTCGGTTGGTTCTTTTCCATCATTGATCATTGATGAATTGGATATGATTGTATTAAACATATTTTTAATTTCAGAAGGAACCTCATCCCCATTTTTGGAAGAATCATTCATGGCTTCCTGGAAAACTTCCGTAATTGCTCCCAATGTATTTTGGAATTGGTCAGGATTATTTTCCAAATCAGGTTTCATTTCTTGTGCAACACTTTGTGCTATTGAAAACATATTTTGGATAATATTTCCTTTGGTCAGATCAACCGATGTTATCTCATTAGAAATTAAATCAATCATTTTAGTCATTGAATTATTTACTCCCAATCCTTTTTTAGCGAATATTTCTTTGACCTCATTCTTAGCTTCATTAACATTCTTTTCATTTATTCCTGTTTTGACAAGGTTAGTATTCAAAAATTTATCCAGTGCCATCACTTGATTTAATTTAATTTGTTCTTCTGTTTCGGATATTGTTTCCAATATTGATTCTAAATTTTCCATCGAATCATTTAATATCTTGTTTTTTTGTCTTACAGATTTATTAGTAGAATCAGCATCCGGATCTACTTTTGAAATTAATATTTGTGAAATATAAAAAAGAGAACGAGTATACTGCCAAAGTAATTCTTGATATTTACTTTCTCTCAAAATAAAAGTTAAAGGAATATCTGTCATAATTGTAATATTGTTTTGATTGGCATAATTAACCATACTAGTCATATCATTATTAGCTAAAGATGGATGGCCTTCTAAGAAAATCATAAGGAGTTGATTTTCTTTTTTTCTGATATCCACGGGTTCATCATTATCGTCAATTTTTAAAACTAAATTTAATCTTTTTAAACATCTTCTAACAAAAGTTTCGTCCTCTTCAGTTATTTGTGCAGTGGCATTGGCTTCAATAGTTTTATATTTATTATACAATTTAATACATTTTTCTAAAATAACATCTTTATCAGTTCCCTTATTGATATAAATTCCAATTTTTATGAAATAAGTTAAATGTTGTATAAAAGTGCCAATATTTATGATATCCTCCATTATATTATATTGCGAATAATCAAATAATTTTTATATTATCGCATATCAAAATTATTTGTTTCTCTCTTATATTTTATTCATTACGGATTGAATTTTAATATTTATTCTATATCATAAAACATAATATATTTGTATGCGTCCAATAATTATTTTGTCATGCAAAATAAAAGTCCCACAAAATAAATCATATCGTCAGAATTATCCGATAAATATTTATCATGCATTAGTTTTTCTTGTAATAAATATTCAGTCTCCATTTCACATGGATCATAATTAATAGTAGTACAACAATATTTTGTTAATTGTGCGCCTTTTTCTTTTAAATTATTTAATTTCACGTACCAATTGTCTGTTGTTGCCATGTTTTTATTAATATAATATGATTAGTATTTTTTATTTAAATTATTGATAAATAGTTTAAATAAATTATTTTTGATTTTGCAATAAAGTTTTATAAAAAAATGCATGCGCAAATGTTGTCAATAAAATAAAATGTCCTTTGATATCACTTTTATCTTTTTGACCAAGTAGTTTCCATAAATCTTGGAACATTTTGGAGCGAACAATACCAAACTCATTGGATACATTAATATTAGTATCAGGAATGCTCATTTTAAGAAAACAATCCTCCTCCTCACCATATATTTCAGAGGCATATTCCAAAATTAATATAGTGAATTTATCGACTGGTAATTTAACATTTATTTTAATAGCATTCTCAAATAGCTTTTTATAACCGTCCATTTTGCATATGTCATCTTTTTGCATTTTTCGACTGATATGAATTAGTAAATTAAATGTATCAAAAGACTGTTGATTAAATGATTGTATAATTTCTAGTTCCGTCATGGATTGCGCCATTTCAAAAACCATTTTTTTGGTATTGTCGTTAACCCGATCCAATGATTTAACAATATTAACTAATCGTTCGTCGTTATTCGCCATTATATTTATATTAATACATTAATTTTTATATTAATTAAACTAATAAATTAGTATCCATGAACAACAACATTTGTTTCATCCACAACAGAATGTTCTAATAAAAATTTTTTTATAGCTAACCGCTGATCACCAAACAGTTGGATATATTTTTCTTCAGTAGGTGATTGTTTTACTGCTCCATTACAATGGAATTTTTTTTTCATTTTTTTTAAAAGTACAGCCAAATCAATTTTTTCGGGAAGTTTTTCTACGGTGGTATTACTTTTTCTTCCATTACGTTGTTTTATCCTAATGTGTATTTTATTATTTTGCGTGCTGATCGAATTCATTATGTCCGCTGTGGGATCAAATATGATATCATTTTCATTTTCCATATTTATATCTGAGTATAAATAAGATTATAATTTAATGTTTATGCTGTTTTATAATTCTAATCTATCTGTTCTTGTTGAATAACCACCTCTGGGCATACTATCAGACCAAACAATATGTCGATGATCTTGTGGATCAAATGGCAATAATTCGAATCGATCATTTTCTCTTTCTACAATTCGTCGTTGTCCTGGTAAATGAGTCATTTCGCGCTGCAGTAATGAACTTTCAACATTAACATTTCTGATATGGTCTGTTGGTTTAGTTTGACGATTATCAGATGCTAAACCCATTTCCCTAACAACTAATGGATCATTATAATATTGACCATGATACGGTTGTTTATTAATTTGTCCCAAACTATTTTGTTTTGCGCCATATTCGTAAGGATTATGATAATCATTGGTGTATCCTAAATTTAAATTTTGTTGTTGTGATCTCTTTCCTGTTCTAGTAAATTCAGATCCTCTCGATCCAGGAATAATTTCCTGATTGGTTGCGCCTTCAGTAATACCATTAGGGGTATTATATGGATTAGATGAAGAATGGGTTCTCCAATCAACAGGAACTTCACGATCTAAAGGATTATAAATATCATTGGCACGGTTAATTGGAATATTTGGTTGTGATTTTATGTCTTTATTTATTTTTTCTGATTTTATTACATTTAAATAGGATATCAAATAATTGAGATCACCTAAACTTAATGTTTCTATTGGATTTGAGTGATTCATATTAGCACTTGGCATTTTCATTGCCATATGATTAGCAATTTGTTGTGTTTCATGGTTTGATAACATATCGCTTTGATGAAAATTCATTTATATATTTAAACATATATTATATTTGGCATTATTCACCTTACCTAAATAATACACATACATCCATATTTTTCGAGAGTAGTAATGTGTTTAAATATATAAAAATAAATCAACTGTTTAATTTATTATGGATCCATATTCGCAATATCAGAACCAATTAGAGTATTATAAATATTTTGAAAAACAAAAAGAAAATTTTGTTGATCTATCCCAAAAATTGGATAATCCAAACAACTCGATTAGAATATTTGCTGAATATTTATTCGCCAAATCCAGTAAAAATTTAAATGAAAATCTAGCTGGTATGTTGGTTGATGACACAATGGAAATCGCAGATATTTTTTGTATGCTACTTGAATTAGTGCTATATGGTTTGAATATTTTATCAAGTGGAGGATATACTATATTTGATTTGGACAATCCATTTAATGATATTATTTACACAATTAAATCATATTTAAAATCATGTGGATTTGATTTGGATCTGAAAGAAGTTTATTTTGACGAGAATATAGAATTATATCGTGACCAAAATAATTATTATTGTGAAATAGTTCCTAAACCACCATCTTATTTATGCCAAAATGATTGGTGTGTTTTGAATTACCGTCTTATTAATAATGCAACATTTAAATTCGCATCCACAACGCCTTTGGAAAAATTTTCGACTTTTTTTATTTCCAAACAAAAAAAAATTTTCACTATTAATTTTAAATTTGCTAAATAATAATTTATATTTTTTTTGTGTTAAAAAATACAAATTATAATCCTGTTAGTTATAATATAACACAAATATTACAATGAGTAGTATTAATGCATTATTTTTTAGTAACGGTTGTGAAGGATCAAAACAATTAATTTCGATGATGCAAAGTGAAAAATTAACCAGATTTTTTCATCTTATTTGTACGGATAATAATCCAAAGGTACCATCATCAATTCGTGTAACACCTACACTGATTATTAGGGGTATACCTACACCATACGTTGCGGGTGATGCTTTTGTATGGTTAGCAAAAATAAAGCAATCGAAAATGAATATGTCAATGCAAAAAATGAATACAGCGCAACAACAATATTTGCAAAGTATAAATAATAATTTGGTTACAAATGATACAAATTTATTGGGATTTACTAATGATGAAATGAATGGTATGTCAGATATGTTTTCTTTTTTTTCGAAAAATATTTCAGAAGAATGTCAGGATGCTTTACCAAAATCATTTTTCACCTATGATAAAATAGGACAGGAAAATATATTTACACCGCCATTGGAAGATGGTACCTATAAAATTAGTGATAGTGCAAAATGTAAAATTAATGCTGCCAAACAAAAACAATTACATAATAATTTGGAAACAGAAAGAAAAAAACAGGACAGTGTATTTAAACAAAACATCGATAATTTTAGGAAACAATACGGCACAAATTAATTTGAAAAAATTGAAAATTAAATATTATTATACAACATCTAGAATCTAATACATTTAATAGATTGGAAATGACTACCACCGCAAATCATCGTAGAATTCTGAATGAGGTAAAAAATATTGAAAACCAGGCTTCCGAATATGAAAAAATGTTTAAAATAACCATGGTTGGCGATGACATGTATCACTGGGAAGTTGTGTTGTATGGTCCAGAAGATAGTTTATACGAAGGCTCAGTATATAAATTGGATATTAGATTACCAAATGATTATCCTTTTTCGGCACCACGAGTTAAATTTATAACTCCGATTCAGCATGTTAATATTAATTCAAAGGGTGATATTTGTTTGGATATATTGCGTGATGAATGGCGTGCGGCACAAAATATTAAATCAGTTATTTTATCCATTTTATTGCTTCTCAGTCAACCAAATCCGGATGATCCTTTCAATAGTGAATTGGCCGAATTATACCGAAACAATCATAAAGAATATATCCGTAGAATCAAAAAATCTTGTAAGGAAAATAATTTCTGAAAATTAGTGTGTGGATTTCAATAATTTTATAATTAATTAAGTGTTTAATTAATTATAATATATTTGTATTTTTGTATTTTTGCATTATTATTGATTACGAATTGGTGCCATTCGTACATTCATTGGTCGCTGAGCTTGTGTTTTTTGAACAGGACTAGTATGTGCACGACTTTGGCCCATATTTTGGCCCATATTTTGGCCCATATTTTGACCACGGTTATGGTCGACATAATAACCATTTCCTTGAGATTCACAAATATTTGGATTTGGTACACGGTAACCGGGATGTTGTGGCATTTGCATATTGGTAGTAACAACAGCATTTTCGCCTACATGTCCACGTTCACATGCGTAAGGTGTTATATGTGGCGCAACACGTGGGTCTTTTGTCAATAGACATCCATTTGGTCCACAAAATGGATGTTTAGAACTATCACATCTACTAGCTAATTTATCAATACCCCATAGACTTGATTCAATATCAACTAATAATGCAGCATTTGGTGGATACTGCTTAGCTGGTTTGCAAATATTATTGCAATGAACATATTTTGTTACATCTAGAACCAATTCCAAAGGATCTGTGCTTTGTTTAGTATCTTGTTGGGCAGCACATCCATCATACATTTTACGGGTAAAACGGCCGGACATTGTCTTATAATATTATCAAATATTTTTTGATAATACTATTTTGTTGCCCTTTTTTAAAATCTATATTGTATGGGATTGTATTATTATTATTATTACTATATACTATTAGTTAAAATATTGATTTATTAATATGCTGTATATCAAAATATTTATCACACACAATAAAATACCTTAATGGATAAAATTAATACCACGCCAGACAATTTAGCGATTACTATTTATGCTACCAATGGCAAATTACAAACAACATACAATACGATAAAAATGAATAGTGAATTGGTAAAATTATTAGATACCGAAACTAATACTATACATACCGACATCAGTATATACAATCTTAAAAAAATTATTAATTATCTGAGAGGATATTATTCAATAAATAAATTAAGAACTATTCCGTCAGATGCCCTGAAATTAGGAATACCAATAGAAATTAATGGTTATGTTTATTTAAATATTGGTGGAAAATTGCATTATTTACCAAAAAATATATTAATATTACAATTCGAATATTTTGAACTATTTTTTAAATATAATGAACATCTTCATCCAGACTACTCGAGTATATTGATAGACAGATGTTGTGATATATTTGATACAATATACAAAAATACAATCAATGGGAAAAAATTATCATTATTAAATGACACGGAGAAACAAGAATTAAAATATTATGGTTTGAAAAAAATTAGTTATTTTATCAACAATAATATTTTCAAATATTGTCAATTTCATTTTGGGACACATAAAATAATAAATTGCGCCAGTTCTAATGAGTGTGGATATGATATTTTTCGTTTGGAATCTGATCAGGACAAATACATATTGTTTTATTTTAAAAATTATTCGGAAAAAAAACTCTTATTAGACGAAATTTTAATTGAATATGATGGCCCAATGCAGAATACAAAACCACTATCTTTCGATCTTATTCGTATAAAAAAATCTAATTATTTTTATTTAAAGAGACCCACAAAAATAATTACAAATATTTTAATAAAAATACCCTCAGATTTGATACCAACTGTTAAGCTATTAGATAATATTCGTTTTCAATCAACTATACAATGCAAACACACTATTGATTTTAATTACAATTTTAATCGCCAAAATATATCCGCATTGGCGGATTCTGATGACCAATGTAATATGTTTAGTACTAAAATTTCATTAAATTATTTTATTATGGCACAAAATAAAAAATACCATTTGAAAATTGATGTCGAGAAAGTACTAAATTTAACAGAATTTAAAACAAAAAATTTGGATTTGGCATATGTTGAATTTAGTGTTGGCGGAAATATTTTTTATAAAAGTAGTTTCGTTAAAACTAAGAAAAATTCTTATACACTAAATATTTTTGAAAAAAATGTGTCGAGCATACGATATTTTTTATCTTGTAATATCCAATGTGAAATGCAAATATTCTTTATTGGAACTAATGATAAAAATCAACAAATAAAAATTAATTATGAACTCAAATATTGATTATTGTTTGTCGCGAATTAAAATATTAATAATTTTATTTAATTGATAATTAAATAAAATTATTAATTAAATTTTGTTTTGTTAGAGCAAATTTGATAAATCTCTTGGTAATGGTTCCATTTTACTATTTTTTGAGCATTCATTGATACCATCAACTTTCATCATTTCATTTTGCCTGTTATTGGTTAAAATTAAACTTATCGCTACTCCTTTGCGTCCATATCGTCCCGAACGACCAACTCTGTGGATGTAGGTTTCACGGACATCGGGCATATCAAAATTAATAACAATATTAATGCCTTGCACATCAAGACCACGTGCTGTTAAATCGGTAGATATTAATAATCTTGTTTTATTATCCAAGAAATCTTTATGGATACTCTGTCTTGTGGCAGCGGGAAGCCCACCATGAAAAACAGCCGAATTAATTGGTACGGACTGTTCATTCAACCAACATTTAACATCTTCTGCTGTATCAATACGATTAGTAAAAATAATACCCTGTACAATTCGACATTGTTTAAGCAAATCAATTAAAATTTCTTTCTTTTCGTTAAATGATGCACATGGTACATAATATTGACTAATACCATCCAATGTATAATCTTCCGTATCCAGCAGAACAATAAATGGTTCTCCGATAGCATGCGAATATGGTTTAAAATAACTGTGCGCAATTTCCAAAGCTTGTTGCGAAACGGTAGCCGAAAAGAAAACCCTTTGTGTTGTATTATTCTTGCCTTGAGGAGTATCCATTTCAATGTTTTTAATAATATTTGCCATTTGATCTTCAGTACTAATAATAGTTGAAGAACGCGAACGGGATCTCGAAGCAACAATATTATCGAACTCATCAACACAAATCGCTTTTAAATATTCGGTTGTTCTTATCCATTTTCTATTGCACAAGTAATCATAAAATTTACCAATCGTACAAACAATAATTTGTGCGCGAGCTACTTCTTCACGTTCTTCTTTCATACTTTTGGGTCTGGAATTGTTTAAGCTGGATGTACCGATTGGCGTTTTAAAGCCACCGGATGAGTTGGGATTTTTTTTCTGTCCAATACACAAACAAATGTTTATTGTGTCTGGTAGTAAGAATTTGGTTTGATCATAAATTTGCATGGCTACCTCGTGTGTACTTGTTATAAATACATACTGTAATTCTGGATCAGCTGGATCAAAATTCCACAACAATCCACATAAAAATGCGTGTGTTTTTCCTGTTCCTGATTTGAATTGTACCAATGCATCCTTTCTTTGAATGAGTTCTGGAATAACCAAAGCTTGAACAGCGGATGGGGTTTGGTAACCTTTCGCAAAAGTTTTTTTAAGAAGCCATTCATCCACAAACTGTTTCCTATTTTCAACAAATGTGGAATAATATGTAGTATCGTCCATTGATTTACTGTCTTTTATCAATAGGCAATTACACACCGAGTTTTTTAGTTGAACAATTGTTGGAGTACTTGATTTTTTAGATTGAATCTCCAAATGTGGTCCTAATGATTCATCAAATTTTGGAGTAATATCACCAAAATTACAAAGCAATGCAATATCTTTGCCTTTACGATTAACATTACAATAGTGTTCTCCAATCATTATTGTATCAAATTGTATGTTGGAAATATTATTACTCGATTCGTCAAAATCGGGTTTAGAGTTGTTTTTTGTACTGGAATTCATTATATCTTTCTAATGATTTTAATGATAAATACTTCTTTATGCTGTTTCGAAATAATTCTCGTTAATTAAAATCATCTTAAATAACTATATTAGATGTTTATTTTTCAATTTTTATTAAAAAATAAAAAATCCATTACAATATAACACAAAATATTACAAATCATTTTATTATGGTTGATATGGTGCATAATTACAATTTATATTTACAGTACAATTTTTAACTCTTCCCAAACGTTCAGTCGGCAATAAATCTTTTTGATTTAACGGTATTTGCCAAATTGCTTTATGATCATCTTTTGATTGTAATCGCGTATTTACTTCAAAATTTTCAAATATTTGGCACTGTGGGTCGTGTAATGGATAACCCAAACGCATGTCTCTGGTATTCAATCCTTTAATATCAAAAATGGGATGTGTATATCTACTATATTCTGTTTCCAATGCAGTAGAGCATTCATTCGGCACTAATGTTTTATAATGATCAAATGATTCGGGTGCATTATGAATATTCGATTTAGAACTAATTTTGTTAATTCCTTTTAGGATAGAATCAATATCAATTTTATCTTCTGGTGCTATTACATTTGCGTGACCATTGCGAGGTCCATACGGGGCAAAACATGCATTACAATTAACAGAATAATTTGGATCTAATTTATATGTCAATGGATCGGTACTTCTTTTTAGTTTTTCATTATAAGCTTGTTGGTCATATTTTAAATTTGTAAATTTTCCAGCCATCTAGTTATATATAATAACAAATATTTTAGTTACGAAACAACATACTACAGAGCCACGCCTTTAAAAAGTATCATAAAAATACATACATATGCATATATTTTTGTTAACCAAAAATTAATCATTTTAATCATAAAAATCAACCGGATATAATTCATTATTCGATAAACTAATTTCTTTTTGTCCACGTAATAATTCACCAGTTATAAAAAAGAATGACATACGCGATCCAATAATTTTATCAGAATGTTCCATTATATACATATTTTTCATAAAAATAGTTATTTCATCAATTCTTTCGGAATCACTATAACCAAATTTATGAAGTTTATATGAATAACCATCCCGTCGAATTTCAGCTGGATCCCATTTAATATTAATGTTATATTTTTTATAATCGTCGACCAATTGAGAAACTTCTTGGATAACAGTCTCAGAATCAGTAATAATAAATGCAATAATTGGACAATTGATATATTCTTGGACATAATTTTTAAGTGCTGATAAATATCGCTCTAACGCGATACCATCAGCTTCCTTCCATGGACCAGATGTTTTATCTCCTCTCCGAATATGTATTGCGATATATTTTTCAGTATTAAGATAGGGAAGATTTGTATCAATATATTTTGTTACTTTACCAATAAATTCTTTTTGGGGTCTGTATAATTCTTTCATTAATTTTGAACGATAAACAAACTTGGAACAATCCATATTTTCGGGTACGGCAGTTTTGAAACAGTAATTCTCGTATTCACCGGTTATTTTAGGAAATTCATCATTGATATCCATGGGTAATAATGATGGTTCAAAATAATATTCCCAATTTCTGTACAGTGCATCATCTGGCACATGCTTCCATTCATCATTTTTGGACATACATAATTCAATATTATTTTTATCACAAATACTTTTAATACCAGTTAGACGTACCAGATCTGCACCAATTCCATTTTGAATATAATTTTTAAATGCATAGGTCATTTTTCTGTCCATAATGTATAATATATTTCAAAATTAGTTAATGTTTATGTTATTACATATTTTTTATAAAACCAGCGTATAAAAAAAGACAAAGATAAATATAACAAATGTAAATTCTACTGCTAATTTATAGACAACAGTATGGAATTAGCAATGTTGGCAGGTATGGGTTTGGTTGGATATTATCTAAATAATGACGAAAAAATAGAAGTTCAACCAGATCAAAACGATTTATCACAAAATGATAATATATATAATCAAAATAGACAAAATAAACAATTTCATTGTCATCAATTATCTCGTTTCATGAAAAATAATAATGAATTGGAAGATATTTATTCAAACATAAACTATCCAAAAAAGAAAAAAAATAAAAATTGTATCAGACGACGATCTAGACGTAACCAAAAACCAAAAGAAAAAAATTTATTGAACGTAAGTGAAAATTTAACAAATAATGCACCATCGATAAACAGAATAATGCGCAATAACAATGGTGCAAAAAAATCTGAACCGGCATATTTATCACAATTTGATGCGCAAACATTTGATGCTGAAGGACCGCCAAGCGCGCCAAACGATATTTACCAAACAAATGATAAATCAAAACTTGCCGATTTAGAAAGAAATTTATCCTATCAAGGAGGATGGACACAATATGGACAAGATGAATCTATGTCGTACGGTATTGTTCCAGACAATGAATTGGTACACGATAATATGGTTCCATTTTTTAATACCAGAAATGGTTATGGTACAAATGATTTGCACAATGATTCTGTCATGAACTATAAAAATGAGTTATTTACTGGAAATATTAAAAATACTTGGAATAAAAAAAAGGAAGTGGAACCCCTTTTTGGACCATCTCTTGGTTTATCATATATGTATGGTACACCGATTCGTACGGAGGAAGAAACATCAAGATATTTACCGGGTAGGTATAGACAAGGCGAAACAATATGCGATAAAACAATGGTAACACCAGGTCTTAATTTAGATTTTAATGAACCTGGTACGCATGGGTATCATTCAATGTACCGATGTTTGGATAAAACAGTTGATGAACTTCGTATTAAGCCAAAAATTACATATGAAGGCAGAATAATAGAGGGTCAACGAGGCCAAAATAGACCAATACAAGCACCAGTTATTACTTACAAACCAGATACTTATAAAGTTACCACAGAAGATGATTTATTACCAACAGATAATGTAGTAGATGGTCCAAAAATTAGAGATAATTTTATAATGAAAGATACAGATCGCGCAAAACAGCATTTCGAGTATACAGGTGGTGCATATACAAGTCACGAATCTGTTGGTAAGAATGTTCCAGAACATATGAGAGAAAAACATAGATACTCAACTAAACAAAATTTTACACTACCGAAACCATTACAAAAATTTTCCAAAGTAGAAATACAATTTAATCCAAATTTACAATCATACAATTTACCATTTACTGCGAGAGACCAATCTATCCATAACGATAGGGTCGGAATTGCTGGTAACGTACCTGGATCCAAAACATATACTGGTTTAACAGATACTGCGAAAACAACACTCAAAGAAATCACCGCTGAAAATCCACAAACACATACCAATATAGCACCAAATACAATGCGTGGAACAACACAACCAATGGATATCGCAAAAACTACAATCAAAGAAACAGTCGTCGAAAATAAACTTAATCCACATGCTCCAAATCTTAATACTGTCCAACGGGTATATTTTACAGATAATGCAAAAACAACTACTAAAGAAACAACATGTGTGCCAGTTGTCCCAATTAATACAACACAAAATAATAATATTTATGCAAATTGGATGGATAATGCCAAAACAACAACCAAAGAAACAACCGTCAATATTCCGTATAATACCCTATTAACACCAATCAATCAACAACAACGAGCACCAAACCCACAGGATGTAGCAAAAACAACCACCAAAGAAACTACAGTCACAATACCGTATCAAACAACAGTAACACCAATTAACCAACAACAACGAGCACCAAATCATCAAGACATCGCAAAAACAACCACCAAAGAAACCACAGTTAATATTCCATATCAAACTATATTTACCCCAATTAACCAACAACAGCGGGCACCAAACCATCAAGACGTAGCCAAAACAACCACCAAAGAAACAACCGTTGGTATTTCATATCAAACGATGTTTACTCCAATAAATCAACATCAACGGGCACCAAACCATCAAGACATAGCAAAAACTACTACTAAAGAAACAACCGTTGGTATTCCATATCAAACTATATTTACACCTGTTAATCAACATCAACGGGCACCAAATCATCAAGACATAGCAAAAACAACCACAAAGGAAACAACAGTACAAACACCATGGAATAATTTTGTTGTACCAATCAATCAGCACCAACGAGCACCAGATCATCAAGACATCGCAAAAACAACCACTAAAGAAACCACTGTGCAGACACCATGGAATAATTTTATTGTACCAATTAATCAATATCAACGTGCACCTAATCATCAAGACATAGCAAAAACTACCACAAAGGAAACCACCGTTGGTATTCCATATCAAACTATGATTACACCAATAAATCAACATCAGCGGGCACCTGATCCCCAAGATATTGCAAAAACTACCACAAAGGAAACTACTGTCGGTATTCCATATCAAACTATAATAACACCAATTAATCAACATCAGCGAGCACCAAATCCGCAAGACGTAGCTAGAACTACCACTAAAGAAACCACCGTTGGTATTCCATATCAAACAATGATTACACCAGTTAACCAACATCAACGGGCACCGGATCCCCAAGATATTGCTAGACCGACCACAAAAGAAACTACTGTGGGTATTCCATATCAAACAGTTATGACACCAGTTAATCAATATCAGCGAGCACCGAATCCACAAGATACAGCCAGACCTACCACCAAAGAAACCACTGTTGGTATTCCTTATAGTACAATTACCACGGCGATTAATCAACAACAAGGAAAGGCTTACGGTTTTGATAGAACACCACTACGCGCTACAACAAAAGAAACAACAGTAACAATACCGTATAATACACATACAACAGCTGTTGGTCAACATCAACGAGCTCCAAACCCACAGGATGTAGCTAAACATACTACAAAAGAAACAACTGTAGAAATACCACGTAACACACACACAATCGCCGTAGGCCAATACCAACGCACACCTGATTTACAGGACAAAGCAAAAGCTACTACTAAAGAAACTACCACTCAAATTCCTCGCCAAACTTATTTGACAGCTGTTAACCAACAAACTGGTAATGCAACATCTTTTAATAGAACACCCTTAAAAACAACTATCAAGGAAACAAATGTTGATAATAAATATATTGGTTCGGCAAATCATGATATTTATGGTCATGGATACGGTTATATCACAGAAAAAATGTTTGCCCCGAATACTAATAAACAATTTACCTGCCAAGAAGTTTATATTGCACCTGTTTCGGGAGAATCAAATAATCGATCCTATAATGATGCATATAATGCCGAAATTGATGATAGAAAAGATATTCTTCATTGGTATAGACCCCCAACAGAATGTGGTATTAATTTAGCACCCGATCCGAATAATATGAATGTTCAACTTAAAAATGATAATAATCCATCACACGGACCAATAGTTGGTTATACAGTTAATAACCAATTGGATAGATTCGTGGCACAAACACATATAAAACCAACTGATACGATAACATCAGATAGATTTATGGATCCAATGCTATTGAAACAATTAGAAAAGAATCCCTTTAATATTCCAATTTATTGAAAAATTAAAAATAATAATTTATTATTATTTTCAATTAAGACACAAGTTTACAAGGATTTTCGTCCATTATTATTTTAATAAATTGATGGACACGCACAATATCTTTAAAGTTTGTTAATCCGGAAATTGTTATTTTTCCATTATGACAAGCCATAATTGTTACATGTTTATTTGTATCAAAACGAAATTTAAACGAGCATGGATTTACACGATTTTTTGCGCTCTTTTTTGTTGAACTATCAATTGAATTGTTGTTTGATTTATCTAAATTGTTTGATAAATATTCACCACTTAAAAAAATTTCTTGAAGTTTTTCACAGTCAATATAATAACCAAGTCTAAAATTGTAAGAATATACTGCATTAATTTTTAAGTTTATTGGATTGTAATCTTTAATAAAATCAATGTGTTGCATCCCATCATTATTATTTATATCGGTACCACTTTCGAGTATGCTTAATAATTTATTTAATACCAATTCGGATTCATTATAATTATTGCATCCAAAAAATTGTATAACACCACGAGTAAATATTTTGAATGTGATCTTATTGGAATTAATACAAGATATCATTTTTAAACATTTATCGAAACCACGTTTTACATTTTGACCATCACTATTTTTTGATTTAATTTGTGATTTGTATTCAATACTAACAACAGTATCGTCTATTGTGATATGATTAAACAAATCGTCTAAATTTATTTTAGCATTGGTTTCTGCTGTATAAACTATGGATGATATCGTAATGTTATGTGATTTGATATATTTGACTGGATCCTCTTTGAAATATTGCCAGAATACACAAACAAATGTCGATAATAATATAATAACTACGCAACCGATAGTTATTACAACAGTTAAATTTTCAATGAAATAGGTATGTTCATTTGATACTCCTAATGATATTAACGGTTCATTTTCAGATAAAATATTGTACATAGTAGTACTTTTTGTTGGTAAAAAATCGTAACTGGAATTAATTAATTGATTAGTTACCACAATAGCAACAAGTATAGAAATCACAAACAAACACCAACGAAACATTATGCAACGGTACTAGTTGTGATATATTTATTTTAATTAAACCAATCGTGAAATATTTATTTGCAATAAATTATTCAATTTTTTATTTAATAATTTATCATACATTTATCATACATCTATTGCTGGTTCATTTTTTTTATTATTATTGTTTTTAAAAAAATTGGCTATTTCTGTTTGAACTGCTTTGTGGTCCAAATCAATTATTCTGATTTCATTGTAATATTTATTTAGAATTTTATGAATAAAATGGTATGACATAATAATATGATGTAATTTTTTGGCACCAGTAATAATAATTGCTCCAGTTTGGAAAACAAAAATTGATGGTTTGCTTTTGTCATCATATTTATATTTAATATTTACACATGAATGACCACCAGTTGGTTCATATTTACATTCAACATAACCAATATCCTTATTTTTAGTAGTTTGTCTATGATTTTTTTTAAGTAACCTCGCTAATTTTTTTCTATCAATTTTGTAATCAAGCTTAAAATTTGAATTTATCATCCTAATTTTGACATCGAATATACCTATTTTTTTTGGATCCTCAATAAAATTGACATGAACTGTTTTACCTTTTTTATTTTTATAATCTTTTCCCCGTTTTAATATTTTAATGAGAGTATTTGTTACATTATTAAAATCATCCATGTCCTTACAGCCAGTCATTTGTAATGAACCATTTTTGAATACTTTAATATTAATATAATTTCTTGTTGGATTATTAGTTGGTTTCATTAGAATAGTAACCTGATTATAAAAATTTTTAACGCTTGGTTTTTTCTTTGATTTAATAACAACAATTGTTCGATTTGTTGCCGGATCTGTTCTATTACCAAATTTAACGCTAACAATTTCATCCTCACGTAATATCACATTTTTAGCGAACTTATCAACATCAATTAGTGTGTGTAATTTACAATCTAATGTAATAGTCGATATAGTTATATTATGATCATTCAAAAATTGTTTTGCATCATGGTATGATTGCATTGCTGCTTGACTGATAGGATTACTATTAAAGCGTTCAGTTGTTTCTTTGGTAATTTTTGTTGGTACTACAATTTTTGATGGAGTATCATCAAGTGTGCCAATTACATTAGCGATGGATCTTTCTTTTAAATTTTTTTCCATTTTTTTTTTATTTTCACTTTGAATAATATCAAATATTTTATTAACATCAATTGCTGTATCGTATCCATTATTATATTTTTTTTGGGGTTTTGCTGTTTTGGAACCAGAATCTATTTTTATCGTTGCAGATTTTTTGGGTTTTTGTATAATTTTGTCCACCAGTTTTTTTGGTTTGGACGTTTTCGATCCAGTGCTAGTATTCTCTTTATCCACCAGTTTTTTTGTTGGTTTGGATGTTTTTGATCCGGTACTTGTATGTTTTTTATCCACTAATTTTTTTGTTGGTTTAGATGTTTTTGATTCAGTGCTAGTATTCTCGTTATCCACTAATTTTTTTGTTGGTTTAGATGTTTTCGATCCAGTGCTAGTATTCTCTTTATATATTGTTTTTGGTTTGGATGTTTTAGATCCTGTACTAGTATGCTTTTTATCCACTAGTTTTTTTGTTGGTTTGGTTGGTTTGGACGGTTTGGACGGTTTGGATGTTTTCGATCCACTACTCTGCTCTGTTTTTTTATATTTTTTTTTTGGATTATGTTCTTTGCTGTGATGCATTATCTTTATATAATTAACCAATGCTTTATATCTAATTTTTTTAAATTAAACAAATTAAGTTCAATTTTTTGTAAGGATAAATTATCAATCGGCGAAAGTAATTTATTTGCGTTCATTATAAAATTTATAAACAAATCGCATAAAAATCTTTACTATAATATATAAATATGGACCTCATCACAGTGTCTGATCAAATAAAATCAAATAGTTTATCAAGCTTGAATTCGAACAGTAAATCTGCACGTTCTGACAGATCAAATCGATCGTCGCGTAACAAAAGATCATCAGATAGAAATACAGTATCCGAAACAGATTATAGAAATAATGTATATTCGGATTTTGGAACATCTGATAATATGAATCCTGGACGTACAATTGCATCTAATCGTACAATCACACTTAATAAAAATACCAATAATAATAACAGAAAAGTTTCCGAAAGAAATAATATGGTATCCGAATATAATACTGATGTAATAACTGATTATAATACTGATGTTAATGATGCTACCGATAGAAGTGATATATATTCATCTAATATTTCAGATCGTAATTCTATTTATCAAAATACTTCCAGAACATCCGATAGAGTAAGCGATCGAAATAATATCGATATACAAACAGATAATATGTATGGTGGAAATGATGAAATTCCTACGCACACGCTTACATCCGGTATTTTTATTGATGACTATGCCATTAAAAAATTAAATGATGTAAAAATGAGAACTAATCGTATGCTTGGTGGTGCCAATAATAAAAGTACCGTTTCGTCAAAAAATAATGCACCGAGAAGAAATACTACTACCAAAAAGGTTAATTCTAAAAAAATAACAACCGTATCAGATTCCGATAAAACCTCGGATTATATGCCAGATGATCGAAATACTACCAGTGTATTGAGAAGTGAAACTAGTCCCATGAACTATGACGAAAAAAAAATTACCGAAGAATGGACTAGTAATAGTAATAGTAATAGTAATAATAATAGTAATAAGAGAATTTCCAGTAATGATAATTACACTGATGCTGACTATACCGATTATACCGATGATAATATGACATCCAATAATGATAATGATAATGATAATGATTTATCAAATGATGAAGATGGATACTCTGATTTTAAAACATCAGATGTATTATCCGAAACAGATATTAGATCATTAGACCAGGATGGCGGAAAATCAAATAACGATTATTCACCCAACAAACGAAAAACTTCATCTAATAATAGAACATCATCCAGCAACAGAAATTCAAATAGTATAACAGTATCTAATATTAGAACAGCATCTAATGACAGAACAGCATCTAATAATAGAACCGAAACTAGTAACAGAAATTCAAACCGGGGAACATCATCTAATAATAGAACTGTATCCAATGACAGAACTTCATCTAATAATAGAAAAAGCAAAAAAACAACATCAAATAATAGGAAAAAAGCTAATATGGATATGGATATGACTGATGAATATTATTCAAACACAAATGATTCGGATATATTTACTGCTACGGGTTAATATTTATTATAATTTGTGTACAAAACTTATTGATGAATTATAGTAGAATTTAAAGATATAACAAGACCATGAAATAGATATGATAATTATTTCATGGGATGTGGGAGTTATAAATTTAGCATTTTGCGTACTTGAATATTATTATGATACCGTAAATCGAAAACCAATGATAAATATTATTGATTGGGACATTATTAATTTAATAGAAGACGATAGAATAAAACTCAATTGTTGCGGAAATATGAAAGCCAAAAAAGGCGAAACTCCTAAAATTTGTGGTAAAAAAGCAACGTATTGTTTAAATATTAAACACAAAAATAAATCGTATGGCTTCTGTAAAACACATTTATCCCAACATAATGAATATTGGTCAAATAATGATACAAAACGATTATTCGGTCAAACAAAATTAGTCCATAAATGTAATTATATTAAAAGAGGCGGAGAAGAATGTGGTAAAAATGGAAAATATATTTATCAGTGTGACAATAAAAAATATTATTATTGTAGACCACATTATAATTCAGAACTCAAAAATAATATAAAAAAATTTTCTCCCCAGCTTATCAAAAATTTAATTGTAAAAAAATATCCAACATCAAAATTACAACTCAGTTTAATTACAAAATTGGATGAATTATCAAAACATTTTGCTAAACTCGGAATAGAAGAAGTTATTATTGAAAATCAACCTTCACAAAAAAATCCAAAAATGAAATCAATTGCCAATACACTTTTTGATTATTTTATGATTAGAGGATACGTAGATAAAATACATAACATGGATATCCAACTGGTAAGATTTATATGTCCCAGTAATAAATTAAAAGTTAATAATGATAATACAATTGAAGTATTTAAAGCAAACAAAGATAGCAAAAAAAAATATAAATTAACAAAAGCTTTAGGTATCCAGTATACCAAACAATTAAATAAAAATGATGAAGCGCAATTAGAATATTTAGATTTGTACACAAAGCAAGATGATATCTGTGATGCATATTTACAAGGACGTTATTATTTAGAATTTATTCGAAATAAACAGGACAGTATACCTATTAAAGTCAAAAAGGCAATCAAAAAGAAAAAAATTACTAAACCAAGGAGAAAAAATAGTGGTAGCAAAACAAGTAAACCAAAAAAGAAAATTATTGAATCAGCTAAAAAAATTTATAAAAGTAAAACAGATGTTGTTATTAGTTTGTAATAAAAGAATTTTCTGGTGATTAAAATAATTACCAAAAAATAAATTAATATTCGCTTGCCTCTTTTTTGGAAAAGAAAAAATGTATGCCGCTAGCACATACTTCTTCCATATTTGTATTTAATGGCTTGGTTGGTTTTATACTATCACCAACATTGTATTTAAAATCCGGGTCATGAAAAGAATAACATTCACATTCTTCTTCACTATATTTTGGTAAATCTTCTGCAGTATCAATATTTTTGACAATTGCTTTGTCAGTTCTTAATTCAGTACTGACGCAATCGGTTTTAAATTTAGTACTGTAAAAATAAAAAGAAGGTGATTGATATCTAATAATAGTTGCGCCATGCGGGATTTCTAATTTTGCAATTGCAGTTGTATAGTATTTTTGTGTGAATCTAAACCAATTCGTTTTAATACATTCACAATGAATTTTTTTGAATCCGGTTAATGGTTTATAGACTATGTATCTGCCGCCTTTTTCTCTGTTTAATAATTCTTGCTCCGTTAACTTGTCATCATTGTTATCTGTATCTATATTTTCGTTAGACATATTGAGTATGTGTAAATCTATAATATTATCGATAATGATAGATTAGACCAACTTTATAAATTTTTTTATCAATTTTTTAATAGTTAATATAATTACTAAAAAATCAATAGTCGCTTGCTTCTTTTTCAGAAAAGAAAAAATGTATACCACTAGTACATTCACTATTAATATCCGTGTTAAATGGTTCGGTTGGTTCTACACGATGGGCTTCTTTATAGTAAAAATACGGGTCGTGATTAGAATAACATTCACATTTTGCAAATTTTCTTGACACATCAATCTTTTCGACTACTGCCAAGTCCGCGTCTTTAAAAAGTATGTAAATATATGTATTTTTTGAGAGCCGTTCTCAAGTTTTTACCAGGTAATAAACGGTAATAGTTACCGGTACCAATTTTACTGTAGTCTACATCTTTTGGCCTGATAATTATAGCGCCTACTTGTATTTCTAGTTTTGCAATACCATCGATTTGATGTTCAATATCTGGATTCCAAAATAATCCTGATTTTCCGGTACATGAACATTGAATTTTTTTGAATCCAATTAATGGTTTAGTAACTGTATATCTTCCGGCTTTTTCTCCATCCAATAATTGTTCTTCCGTTAGTCCATCATCGAAACGTTATCCGTACTGTTATTAGCCATATTTGTATTGTCATTATTGTTGTTCGTGTTTTCATCAGGGTAGTAAATCCATATAAAAGTATATAAATTTATTTATTATAATTGCAATAATGAGATCCAAAGAAATTCTCAAATTACTTAAAGTTTCAAGAGTTACTTTATCATCTTACGTTAA